AATCATGAGCGACATAGGAGTAGAGGTAAATTCAAAGAAAACAATTGTTTCAGAGAACAAGCCTCCAACTATCGAATTCGCAAGAAACTATATAATTAGTGGAAATTTAATCAGACCTCTTAATATAGGAGTATTATTTGCGTGGGTTGAGCAAAATGTCTCAGCCGACACAGTAATCTGGTATATGAGAGATTGGTTAAATCTAGAGAATATAGAGAAAATCTTCTCAATTCTGGAATTACAAGATTCGCTTCTAGTAAAATTTAATATTATCTATTATATTTACAGAGAAAGACTGATGGAGGAAACTCACATCAGAGAAATCTTGAAACAGAGCGGTAAGCTTTCTAAATATACTTTAGAGCATCTGAGCCGAATCAAACGAGTAACCGCATCCGCTCGCTTGAAAATTCATTTTCAGAACGAAGTAGTTCAAGGCTTCTATAATACGCTGTTATCACAGTGTATTGTTAGAAAACCAGAAGAACTTCGATTCGTAGTGAATTTCGCTGAGAACATAAAAATGCTAGGTTATGCTGATGAAAGACTCATCGAACCAGCAGAAAAGTTTCACAGACGATTAATGGATGCAAATTTGATCCGATACGATATAGAACTAGGGCCTGCTCTAACAAAGAGAGAGAAGAACTTAATTAAAGATATTCTCCTGAGAGATCAAATAATAATAAAAGATATCTCAGACACAAAGGTCGACACCGAACCTATACGTAATAGCAACTAAACCCGAGTAAATTTCAAGTCTTGTTTTAAAATTATAATATCTAGGCCCGAGTTTTCTGGTAACTAAGCTAAGGAAGCACACTCTTAGAGACCTGCATCTTCGATTGAAAAAGTAAAATTTAATAGCTTTTTAAAAAAGCACTTCTTTCAAGTTTGTAAGCTCCTCCGTCGATTCCGAATCTGATGAGCCCCCAACCTAAGACTTTCGAAGTGATCTTCACACAGATTACTACCCACAGTTAAAGGTAAATGGTTTATATGTGAGCGGTTCACGATTAACTTAACTTACACGAACTAAGAACTATACTTTACTACTAAAGTACTTAGGCGTTTCGATCTCAGCAGATCTCATCAGAGTGACACTTCACTGACGCCGTAAACCAGTTCAGGGTGGATCCAGCATTGTCCGTCCTACGGGACACTTCAAGCGACCTTTCTCAAAGGGTCGCATGCAGTCGCATTGATCAACTCGACTTCAACCAAAGTTCTATTGGATTTTGGAAACTGAAATTGACTTCCTCAACTGCGACCAAGCAGAAACGGATTATCTGATCGCCGCGACTCCGGTCAAGGTAGATATCACCAAGAACTTTGAATTCTCGGGCTAATAGACTCCGAAGCAATCTAAATGGTTGCGAGGAGGCACCGAAAGGCAGGAGACTGAAACTTATCAGCTGTAGCTCCGGCTAATAGTAGTATTGGCTGCCTAGAGCTGTTTTGATTAGAAAAACACTGATCAAGTAAAAATTTCAGGCCATGGTACGACTAATTATCGCAGACCGGCATAAATCCGTCTTCATCGCATTATAAATTTTAACACACTACTTGGAATTTACTCGAGTCCAGGGCGAGTAAAACATATAAATAGTTACAAACCAAAGCCCTGGTAAAATACATATACTAATTAACCGCGTTTAACCGCGAAAACAGTTAAATTAAAACTTTTCTGTTTTTCGCATAATTAACAATAAACATGAATACAGAACAATTACTTCTTGAAAAGGCTCAAAGAAAAGCCGAACTGAAAGTTAAACGATATAAAAGTTTACATTCAGTAATAATGGCTATATTCGGCAGTATAAATTTTACTCAGAAAGAAGAGTCTACAAGACGTCTTCTTGAAGAATTTTTAAATATTATACTAAAGATAAGCCGATTCATGCTTCTTGAACGATTCCAACCTTCTAAACCGCGAGTGAGAAAAGTAACAAATAAATCAGATGATCTGATGAAATTTGATTTCTTAGATCACCCGCAGCCTCGAAAGATCTTATTAGATCGATTGATCCCTTTAGATGTAGTAAAAGCGTTCAAAGTTCTTGAACAGTTTCTATATCATGAATCATTTGTTGAAGACATATCTGTTCTACAGTTAGGTGCAGCTTCTGAAGACTTCTCTAATATACTTAGAATTCTCCCAACACTATTATTAGAATCTAAGAATATACAAGACAAGAAATTAAGAAGAGATGTATTATCTCTTATACATTCTGCCATCTGTATATACAGACAGTTTTCGACAAAGTCGAATCCTGACATTAGAACAATAACAGCTCCATATTCTGGAGCCAAATCTATATCCCTTGCTCTCTCGATGCTATTTAACAATAGTTTAATCGACAGCTGGCTTGAGTCCATTACAAACCTGCTCTCTGTAAAAGAGTTCACAAGGTTGCAAATCTACTCAGGGAACGCATCTTCACCTGCCGGTGGAGCCCACGATACAAACATTTTACAAGATGTTTATTCGATTTGGCAATCCGACAAGCGGCCCGCAATTATAGAAATGGCAAAACATTTCGCCGGAGGGGATGAATTTATTTTATTAATAGAAAATCTCTTCTGTAACATTGCCTGGGACAAGACTTTCCCTAAGACGGATGCATCTAGAATTGTAACTTTTACAGCACCAGGCGGAAAAGCCCGGACCATAGCAGTAGTAGACTGGGTCTCTCAAACAGCACTATCAGCAATTCACTTCTGTGAATTCCAGATACTGAAATTGATTCCCTCAGATCGAACTTTTTCTCACAAAGCAGGTCTTGACCTGTTCGAAGAAAAAGAAAATTTCGAATCTTACTACTCGCTCGATCTTTCAGCCGCAACAGATAGATTACCAAGATTACTCCAGGCCAGAATAATCGCAAGATTATTCACTAAGCTTGGACTTAATGGAGAAGCTATCTCTGAGTCTTGGTTAAAAATCATCGATCGAACCTACGTAACAAGAGGATCGTTTTATGAGAAAATCTCTTCTGAAGTAAGATACGCTGTTGGTAATGGAATGGGATTATTCTCTTCATGGGCAACAATGGCATTAACACATCATTATATAGTTAATCATCTTTGTGGAATCCATACGGATGATTACAGACTTGTAGGTGACGATTTATTAATCAGAAATAATACTGAGAAATATAAAAGGTACCTAGAAATCATGAGCGACATAGGAGTAGAGGTAAATTCAAAGAAAACAATTGTTTCAGAGAACAAGCCTCCAACTATCGAATTCGCAAGAAACTATATAATTAGTGGAAATTTAATCAGACCTCTTAATATAGGAGTATTATTTGC